TATGGAGAACTCGAGAAATTAAGTTTTGCGCACTCTTGCGTACTCTTGCGTACTGTTTTGTGATATTATGTACAGTAGCGATTTACGCAACAAAGGAACTAATAAGCGTTCTGGTTATAAGCCAGAGCGCTTTTTTGTTAGGCAGGTGAGCAAATGAGTTACAACATCAGACGCTCATATGCTAGAGATCAGTTGCGTAAGCAGATGATTGCAAGAGAAGAACCGTGTCACATTTGCGGTATGCCAATTGATTACTCGCTTCCTGCTGGTGACCCAATGAGCTTTGAGATGGACGAGGTCGTACCTGTCTCGAGATTACCTCTTGAACAAAGACGAGCTGCCGCATGTGACCCAGAGAATGTCAAAGCGGCGCACCGCATATGCAACCAGAAGCGCGGTAATCGCATGATGGACGAGCTTAAGGGTAATGCACTACCTATTGTAAGAACGCGTCTGTGGTAGGGGGTATGCCCTCCCATGACCCCAAAAAGACGCCCCTTGGCATAGTCAGAATATAGCGAACCATCAAATTTTCCACAGTGAAGTGAGCCTGAAAGGAGGTCTTAATGGCCAAGAAACTAGTTACTATTTGCAGAGAGGGCGGTCGGTATGACATCTATAAAGCACTGCAGATAACTATGGCAAAGAAGCTAGATGATTGTGAATCTGGCCGCGACTTTGCAGCCATTGTAAAGACATTCGTCCAGGTAGTTGACGAAGTCGACGCAATGGAAAAAGAGAAGTTGCTTGCAGCTAAAAAACCGAGCCCTGCTAAACGAGCCAGAAAGACATATCTCAAAGAGGTCTCGTAATGCCAAGGCGTAAAAAACGTGTTGGAAATCAAAAACCGACCTTTGAACGCATTGGAAAATATCATCATTCTGATGCAAAAGCTTGCATAAATATGTTTTCGCATTACGGGTTTAAGCTTGATGAGGCTCAAAAATACGAACTTGAGCTGTATATGGCTAAAGACGCTAAAGGTATGCCAGCGTCTGAAACTATTGGTGCAGCTAAGCCACGACAAAATGGCAAATCGTTTGCCGCACGACTCTACGGTATTTGGTGTGCGGCCATTTGTGGAATGGACGTTGTCTATTCAGCTCACAATGCAGATACCGTTGATGAGTTCTTTGATATGATCGTGAACCTTTTTACGGACGATGAGACGTATCCAGACTTAGCTGAACTTCTTCTTAAGGCGTATAGGCAGCCCGGAAAGCAGTACTTGCTCTTTGACTGTGGGCATTACAAAAGCGGTAAACGTGCAACCGGAAGGCTTAAATTCTCGACTCGTACGACCTCAAAGGCACGTGGAGGCACACGCTCGCTCATTATTATTGATGAGGCACAGGAGCTTACAGACGCTCAGTTAAATGCTATTTTGCCAACTGTTTCTGCATCTAAAGATGGTTCTCCGCAAGTCATTTACATTGGAACTCCTCCTGACCCAACCTGCAGAGGAACGGTATTCAAACGAATGCACGATACAGCTCATTCCGATAGTCCTGGCGAGGCTTGGTGGCTTGAATGGGCCGCAAAATCGGTTCCGAGAGAGGGTACCAGCGATGAAGAAGCACTCGACCTTGCTTATGAGACTAATCCGGCTCTCGGCGCTCGTATCACAGAAAGAGCAGTACTCAACGAATGGCATCAGATGACAAAAGATGGATTTGCTCGTGAGCGTCTTGGTTGGTGGTCAACACTCGATACTTCAGTTGAATATATCGTCAATGCAAATGACTGGAATGAGTGCATAACAGAAGAACCTTATGACGATGGTCTTCTTGCTTTTGGAATCAAATATTCGCTCGATGGAAAGAAAGTGGCAATTTCAGCGGCTCTAACTCAGCAAGATAACCCAACAGCTTATGTTGAGCTCGTGGATATCGCAGACGCTTATGGCGCTTGTCAAAACCTCGCTCAATGGATCAAGGAACGTGAGAGTCGTATTGCATGCGTTGTTATTGACGGCCGTTCTGGCGCAACTCAGCTGGCCGAACGCTTGCAGGAGCTACGTTTTCCAAAGCGAGGCATTGTTCTTTGCGATACAAAACAGGCTGTAGCGGCGGCTTCAAGATTTGTTGATGAAGTTGGAGCACACAGCATATGTCACGTCCCCTCTCCAGCACTGGACGAGTCTGTTACAGGCTCGTCCAGGCGTGTAATTGGTAATAACGGTGGCTTTGGATTTGGAGATTCTCCAAAAGCAACGTGTACCGCTGCTGAGTCTGCGGCACTTGCACTTTATGGAGTTAGGACCACTAAACGAAACCCAGCTAGAAAGCAGGTAGTCTGGTGACGACTGGAATTATTCCTGTTGCAATTGCAACAGCGGTTGGACTGAGAAAAGAAGATAGACAGACAGTTTTAAACCTCTGCGCAGTTTATTCAAAGACCCTTGCACGTAATCGTTTGCGTGATGGCTACTATCTCATGCATATAAAGCCTCAGCAGCTCGGCATTTCGGTGCCTGACGGCCTAAGGAATCTTGAGCAGGCTATTTCATGGCCAGCAAAGGCCGTAGACGCTCTTGCTGACCGCTCTCAGTTCGATGGTTTTACTTGCACGGATGAGGATACTGCTAAGGAATTACAGGCTATTGTTCGTGAAAACGCCCTCAAGAGACGCTATCGTAAAGCCGTTAAAGGTCAACTTAGAAATTCCTGTGCGTTTCTTACTGTTACAGCTGGAGACGTTGATGCGGGTGAACCTGCGGTTATCATTTCTGCATATTCTGCAGTATCAGCCGCTGCTCTCTGGGATGAACGTTTACACCGTATCCAGGCTGGCATTGTTGTAGTTGATCGTGACAATCGACCAAACCACAGAAACGCTCCAACGTGGATTAATGTCTTTACCGATACCGACATTATCCGCATTCGAAGACCACTCGACTCGACTCGCTGGGTTGCTGAATATATTCCGCATGGAATGGGTCGTTGTCTTATGGAGCCTTTGGTCTACGAGGCAACGCTTGACCGCCCGTTTGGTAAGTCGCGAATCACTCGAGCTGTTATGGATCTGACTGATGATGCAATGCGCTCAAGTGTACGCGCTGAAGTCGCTGCTGAGTTTATGACGGCACCTCAAAAGTACCTTGTTGGTGCTGACCCGGATGCTCTCAACAAGCTCTCAAAATGGGATGCATATATCGGTTCAATCTTTGCGGTTTCGAAAGACGCCGACGGCGATACCCCAACGTTTGGACAGCTGCAGCAGGGTTCAATGCAGCCGCACATCGATTACATGCGCTCACTTGCAGCTCGTTTTTCTGCCGAGACCAATGTTCCAATCTCAGAGCTCGGAATTGTATCTGATAACCCAAGTTCAGCAGAAGCAATCTACGCTGCAAAAGAGCCTTTGGTTGTTGATGCTCAAAACCTCAACGCTGATAACGGTGAAGCTCTTCGAGATATTGCTCTTATGGCGTTGGCAGTTAAGAGAAACATATCATTTGCCGAGGTGCTTACAACAGAGCCTAATATCACGGCTAAATGGCGCAATCCTGCAATGCCGTCAATTGTTTCCCAGGCTGATTCCATGCTCAAGATTGCTCAGGCTGTTCCATGGATTGTTAATTCTGAGATTCTTCTTGAGGAACTGGGCTTTACTGATGACCAAGTTCAAAGGCTTGAAAGTGACAGGGAAAGAGCGTCAGCACAAGAGCTTCTTAGGGCACGCTTTGCGGCTAAGGCTACAAAGACCCCAGCTGATAATCAAGACTTGCTGGACGGTGTAATTGATGAGGGTAAACAAGGATAGACTTGCTCGATACAGAAAAGAGCTTGATTCAGCCGCAGACGATGCGGCTGAATTTATGTCTGACTATTATGATGCGCTCAGAACTGCTAATCCTAACTCTTCAGTAGCAGAGCTTCGCAACATGGCTATTAAGTCAATAAAACAAGCCCTCAACGCCTTTTCTCCTCAAGCGGGAGAGATTGCAGGAGAGCTGTTTGATGAGATAGTAAGAGCAGAGGGTGTTAAGACAAGGTTTCGTTATCAGCAGACTATTGAGCATGGCTTAGTTGAGAAAAAAGTTCATTACCTTGCAAAAGACTTAGTTGATGGCAACAACCAGAAGTTTATTGACGCTTGTACTGCGCTTACTCGATTCTACGTTAAGCGTGAAGCTAACATCAACATGCACAGAAGCGCACTTAGGTCAAAGATTTGGTGGGCGAGAGTTCCATCCGGTGCGGAAACCTGTGGTTTTTGCTTCATGCTTTCAACACGTGGCTTTGATTACGAGTCCGAATTTAGCGCAGGCGGAGCTGGTCATAAGTTTCATCTACACTGCGATTGCATAATCGTTCCGGGTACAAAGAAGACAACTATCGAAGGATATTATCCTGATGAGATGTACGCTCGTTGGATCGAGTGTGCTAACACAATTGGTCTTGAGCCTGTATGGAAGAACCGCTCTGCGATTATCGATGAATGTGAGAGAAGAGATTTCAAGTGGCTCTACAGCGGGGACAAACCGAAGGTCACGTGGCGTAAAACGAAAGAGGAATTTAGAAAGAATTCCAATGGTGAGCAAGAAATTGCGTTGATAGAACTTCTCCAATCAAAGGGATTTAATGTAACAGCTCGAAAAGAAGATGCTCCAGAAGGTGAAAAAAACATTGATTTGCTTATAGGAAATATTCTTTACGAAATGAAAATACCAAAGAGTAGCATTGTGCGTTCAGTTGAATCAAACTTAAGACATGCAAAAGGTCAATTCAGGGACGCTCATGTAAATGATGGTGAGGTTTTAGACGGTACTCGTGTTGTCTTTTGGTCGAGAGACATGGGGTTAAGTGACGAGAAGATAGCTGAGCAAATCGAAAAGCAAATAAAGGCTCATGATATTAAAGAGGTTATCTTTGTTGATAAAGATAACAATTTGCACAGATACTAAAAAAGACCCTGGTTCCCTATTCAGAGCGCCAAGGTCTTTTTCGTTGACTTGACTATACCATATATACCCGACTCGTACAATGGCAGTACATCGGTCTCCAAAACCGAAAATTAACGTTCGAATCGTTAGTCGGGTGCCAATTTCGTTAATTTATGCCACTTAAAAAATCTGTGTGATTTGGGGTACTAGTAGATAAGACATATAAAAAAATGCACCCACAAGAGCGGGTGCATTTTATTCACCAACAAACCCGACTCAGTCCAGCCGTTGGCTCGTCCTTTAACTAGCAAGTGTATCTATTTTTGTTGATTTAAGCCACTGAAAAGTGGCTTTTTTCATATACGCAACCGTTGCGGAAAAGCGGTACTTACCTCGTAGCAAGGGCAATGCTACTCGTAAACGTCCGAGCGGACGGAACCTGTTGAAAGGAAAGAAATGGATTTGAAGGAACCTGTAACCACTCAAGAGCAGCTCGACAAGATCGTGAAAGACAGGCTGGAAAGAGAGCGTGAGAAAGTACGCTCTGAGTTCTCTGATTATGATGACTTGAAAGCCAAAGCTCTGCAGCTTGACGAACTCGAAAAGAGTGGCTCCGAGGAGCTGAAAAAGGCACTCGCTGAGGTTGACAACCTTAAAGGTGAACTGCAGACACGTGATGAGAACGCTAAATTGCAGCAGATGCGCAAGCAAGTCGCTAAAGACACAGGGGTACCAGAGGACCTCATTCAGGGCGCAGATGAAGAGAGCATGAAGACGTTTGCAGAAGCCGTAGCGGCGTTCGCCAAAAAGCCTTCTGCTCCAATCATTCCAGAATCAGGCATTTCTACACAGGCTGGAGAGACTCCAGCACAAAAATTTGGTCAATTCATGGCCGAAACATTCAACTAATTGAAAGGATTTAAGTATGGCAACCGGTATTTTGACAACTTCTGCAACACTTCCAAAAGACCTCTCCGACGAGATCTTTGCAAACGTCCAAGACCAGTCTGCAATTATGCAGCTTGCAACTCCAATTGAGCTTCCTGGCCGCGGCATGACTATCCCAGTTGTAACTGGTGACCCAGAGGCTTCTTTTACCGCTGAGGGTGAAGAGGCTAAGGTATCTAATACCTCTCTTGGCGTTAAGGAAATGAAGCCTTATAAGCTCACTGTTATTGAGCTCTTCTCCAATGAGTTCAAAGATAACTATGAGGCCATCTTTGCCGAGCTTCAGAATCGTCTTCCAGGCGCCATTGGTCGCAAGGTTGACGCTACCATTATGTATGGCACTGCTCCTGGCACTGGTTTTGACACCCTTGCAGATGCTGAGTCTGTAGACCTTTCTGTTAAGCCTTATGACGGCTTTGTTGACGCACTCGAGAAGGTTTCTAACGCTAACGGTGACCTTAACGGTTGGGTACTTTCTCCAAAGGCACGAACCCTGCTTCTTAAGGCTAAGGATAGCCAGCAGCGTCCTCTCTTTATTACTAACCCAGCAGTTGAGGGTAAGGACGGCGGCTCTTCTGTTCTTGCTATTCCATCTCTCTTCTCCCGTGCAGCTTATCAGGCAAAGGTTGCTTCTAAGACCCCTGAGCTTGTTGGTGTCGGT